TTGCGCAACAGCAGCTATTTGAAAATCATGCACAGGACAGCCGGTACAACGGTCCCTTAGAGGTATCTCCAACAGTTACGCAGAGATATGGAACTGGTGGAGGGAATACTCCTCTGATTGTTAGAAAGAAATCGTTGGTAAGACGAATCACACCACTTGAATGTGAACGTCTACAAGGCTTTCCTGACGGATGGACGGACATTGGCCCCTGGGTGGATAGCAAAGGAAAACTCCACAAAGAGAGCAGCGATTCCTCCCGCTACAAAGCACTAGGTAATAGTATTGCATTGCCACCCTGGGCTTGGGTTTTATCCCGTCTGAGCACCTACGCAACAGATGAGCCAACAATGGCCTCTCTATTTGACGGGATCGGGGGCTTCCCTCTTCTGTGGGAGCGGATCAATGGAAAAGGGAGTTGCCTGTGGGCATCAGAAATTGAAGAATTTCCGGTTGCAGTAACAAAATACCATTTTGGCAATGGGAACCAGAGAAATCAAGATGCACAGGATTAACTAATTAGTTAATTTTAATGTATAGGAAGGGAATAACACATGAAACCGATATTATTTAACACTGAGAATGTTCGGGCTATCCTGGAAGGAAAAAAGTTTGTGACACGGCGAGCAATCAAACCGCTGCCTTCCGGGAACCAGTATTCACTCGGAAACGATAGTTGCTGGCCTGGATACTTCAAAATTGATGGGACATTTCAGGCAATCGAGCCTCCATATCAACCGGGAGACATCCTATGGGTGCGGGAGAAATTTGATAATATTCCCGTGTCTTTAGGAGGGCACACTAGGTTGTCTGGAAGATATTACTACGCCGCAGATGGGGATTTGAGACCGCAAGGGTGGCAAGGAGCGTGGAAACCTTCTATCCATATGCCGAAGGAGGCCGCCAGGTTGTTCTTGCAGGTTTTAAACGTGCGGGCAGAGCGGTTGCAGGAAATCACAAACGAGCAGATTGAGCGAGAAGGCGTTGTGCCACAACGTCCAAAGGGGCTGCCGGGTGATGGATGCAAATGCAGTGGCTACGAAGAAGGCTGCATGGATGGGGTATGCCCGAACCGGGATGCCTACGAACGACTTTGCCATTATACTCCATTTATGAAGGTGTGGGATAACACCATCAAAAAGGCTGACTTGCCACTCTACGGCTGGAATGCCAATCCGTGGGTGTGGGTGATCGAATTCGAGCGGATCACAAAAGTTGTGGAAGAGAAAGGCGGGGCAGAATGACGTACAAATATGCACACAAAGTATTCACGCACATCGACAGCACGCTCTACACCACAACAGAGAAGTTGGAGGCAATCTACACCGTCACCCATTCTGATGTTGCAAAACCCATTCGGGCAGCTGCATCAATGGAGGCTTTGCGCTGGCTCATTGAACTGGAACGATTGGAACCAGAGTGGAAACGGAGAATTAGAAAGGCAGGAAAAATTTATGGAGAATAAAGAGACTGTGTTTTTATGGCTGACCTGGGTGAATGAGAGATAGAGAACGAGCGGGATTTACGCCACAATAGGCTACCAGAAGAACCGGGAAAGAAAAATTTGCCGCTGTATAGCGGCAATGGCCTAGTATATTGGTCTTATCTTAACAGACGCACCAAGACGGAGGGAATAACGTGGGAGCGGTTTATTATAGAGAGCAAAAGCACATCTGTGGAAAGGATTACATGGAGGTAGACCTTTACAGAGTGACAGAGCAGCAACACCGGGCTTCTGTGCGGGCGAAAAAGAAAGAGGCTTCTTCGCTTGCACAGCAAGCCTACAATGACAAGCGGGCAAAGCGCTACCACATTCAACTGGTGAATACAAACTTTGGCCAGGGGGATTTTTCATGGACAGGAACCTATGATGATGCACACCTTCCAGCACCAGGAGATAAAAAGCGGGCAGACATGGATCTGAGCAATTTTATCAAAAGGCTTTACCGCTACTGCGACAACCAGGGAATCAAGCGGCCTAAGTGGATCGCTGCCACGGAATATGCCACGATCCAGGAGGACGGCACAGTATGCGGGAGACATCACCACCACGCCATTATCGAGCATACAGGTGGGCTTTCCAGGGATGTGCTGGAGCAGCTGTGGAAGGACAAGGCCGGGAATCGGATTGGGTTTACCCGATGTGAATATCTGGATGTGGATCACGGGAGCGTTGAAAGCTTGGTGCAATATATCAGTAAAAATAAAAAATGCTCCAGAAGCTGGAGACAGAGCCGAGGATTGGAAAAACCTAAAACACCAGCTCCAAATGACACCAAATGGACGAGGAAAAAGCTGGAGGATGCCTCAACGCTTTACATAGACGATAAAGCATACTGGGAAAAGCAGTACCCAGGCTATACCCTAAACCGAGTGGAGGCTACTGTGAGTAACGAGGGGTGGCGACATACCCTTGTGATTTTAAGTCGAGCGGAATGTTGGCACGGGAATCGATATGGGGTCGCCCTTTCCGGAAGGAGGATTGTATGACAGAGGAGGAGCAGGAACAGGTCAAACGAAAAATGCGAGGCGCACAAAGCAATGCCCTTGGTCACTGGTTTGAGCAGGAAATCATGCGTGTCTGCGAATATTACCGGAAAACCGGTGGAGCCTTTATTGAAAAAACGCCAGAAAATTTTCGGGTTCTTTCCAAACAGAGGGACGGGAGATTTTCTGGACGCTTCGTTGGAAACGCTCAGCCAGATTTTAAAGGCACACTGAAAGGTGGGCGGGCGATTGTATTTGATGCAAAGTTTACAACCAAGGATAGAATCGAGCAGAGCGTTTTAACGGACGCGCAGACAAAAGCGCTGGAAACGCACCACCAGTTGGGCGCACTGGCTGGCGTATGCGTGGGCATGAAAAGCGGGATTTACTTGATCCCGTGGCAGACTTGGAGAGACATGAAAGAAATCTTTGGACGGAAATATATGACCGAAACGGAATTGAGCTGTTATAAGTTTTAGGGGGGGGAAACAAATGCTGATTAAAAGCAAAGACGGGAGATTGGTGGAGTGTAACGTCTGCAAGCGACCTTTTTCGATGCAGGGCGTGAGAACCGGCACCATTACCAGCGGAGACTACGAAATCACGTATTTCAGCTGCCCGGGCTGCGGGGCAAAGTACCCCATCAATACCACTGACACCAGACAAAGAGACCTGATAAAACAGAGGCTCGACTGGCTGGAAAAAGTGAAAGTTGGACGAAAAAAGAAGTTTCGTCCAAAAACGCTGAAACACTACTGGCGAGAGATCGACAAAATCAAGGCCGAACAGGAAGAACGGCAACCGGAATTGACAAAGATAGGCAAGAAAATCTTGCGTGGTGAATGAGAAAGAAGGGTAGCCTATGGAGCGAGAACAAGTGAGAGCCGGATTGATTGCATACAAGCGCATTGACGCAGAAATTGAGTGGCAACAGAAAATTTTGCCAGAAATGCCGGAGGACGAACAGCCAACTTGCCTGGAACAGGCGGAAAAACTGAAACGTGTGAAAAAAGGAATTTTGCTTGCACTGAATGGGCTGCCTTTTCTACAAAGAGACAGTATTTGGCGGCACTATGTTCTGGGTGAACAATGGGAATACGTCTGCCGCAAACATTCCTACTCTGAGCGGGCGATACGAACCATCGCAAATAAGGGCTTAGATACCTTGGAGCAGGTCTTTGAGAACAACACAGAAATCAGGGAATTTTGCTGTCAAATTTGCGACCAGCATACTTCTATTCCAAGAAAGTAAAAATAAGCACTATATAGAGCGACAGAAAGTGAAGCCATTAGAAGGAAAACACTTTTGAAAAACTATATGCGCAAAATAGCAAGGAAAAATCTTGCCTTGCCGCTTTTGGAAAATCAAACAAAGAAGAGGTGAGGAAGAATGCCAAAAAGAAAAGCAGAACGCGATATTGCGAGAGATCTTTTTTTGCAGTCCAAAGGGAAAATGACCCCAAAACAAATTGCAGATCAGATTGGAGTAAAGCCGGAACAGGTGCGAAAATGGAAGTGCATGGATCGGTGGGCCGAGCTATTAAAAAAACCACACCCAGGAGCGCCAAAAGGGAATAAAAACGCCGCTGGACACGGTGCGCCAAAGGGAAACACCAACGCAGAAACACACGGGGCATACTCGAAAGTTCGCTGGGAAAGCCTGTCGGAGGAAACAAAAGCAGAAATCGAAGGGATGAAACTTGCCTTTGACGAAAATGCTCTGAAAGAGCTTCGCCGACTGGAGGCGAAACGTGCTGATTTAGAGCGGCGCATTGCAGAAATAAACGGAAGAGAAGATGGCCAGGAGGATTTACTTTACCTGGATAGCACCATGACCATGACAATGCCAACCGGTCAGATGGAGTACATCAACAAATCCAGCGCATTTACCCGGATCATGAAGCTGGAGGAGGAGCTGAACAAGGTTGACGGGAGAATTATAAAGCTATTGGACAGCATCAGGGGCAGAGAAGCAGAAGATAGACGGATCCAACTGGAACGGGAGCGGCTGGAACTTGCCAAGCAAAAGGCAGTGGGGATTTTTGCCGTTGGTGAAGATGGACAACTGGAGCCAGACTTGCTTGACGATGAAATTATTACAGAGTAAATGGGAAACCTTGCAATAAAATCCCGCCTCTGGACTTGCCACAGGCGGGATTTTTAACAATTTATGATTATTACGCCAGCCCGAGAACCTGCCGGGCGGCAACCTCTGCGTTCCGGGTGAGCTGACGCTGCCAGGCCTGATTTTTCGGGCTCCACCGGAACCCATTGGCTTTCAGCTTGGCTCGGGTGTCCGCATCCGGGATTTCGTCAAAAAGGATTTGGAGCCGGTTCAGCTCTGCGTTCCGGACGATTTCGCCACCGTCAAACTTGTTTGCTTCGGCGGGGTTTTCCCGCTGGGCTTGCAATCTTTCCAACTCCTCCAAACGGGCTTGCACCCGCTTCACCTTTTCCAACCGGCTTGTGATTTCGTAGGTAGGGAAGGGACAACCGTACAACTCCAGCGGTGTTCCGTGTTCGCCAGCATTAAAAACACCAGGGCGGTTCAACCATTCTTCATCCTTGGGAGTGATGCCGGGGCAACCATCCAACGTGTGGTTTTTACGATAATAAGCATTGCCGGCCTTGGCGGTTTGGTGGGCGGCTCTAGCCTCCTCCAGCTGCTCCATGAGAATTTCCCGGGCGTGAGGGTCTGTCAGATCAACCGGCCCAGTTCCAACGGCTTTGATCTTGTCCAAAATTGCCTCAATTTGCTTGTACTCCTCCATGAGAGAATCGTTCCGGGCGTTCTGCCGGGCTTTTTTGCGGGTGGGGAAGTTCGCCGGGCCACAGATTAAAACAGAGGGACAGCTTGCACCGTTCCGGTTATAATCGTTGTGCCACTTGGCAAGCCGCCGGGCGTAGCTGTCCAGCAGTGCGTCAAGCTTGTCATGGTAGAAGGGAGAGACTTTTTCCTTTCTCTTCTCCACCAGGGCGGCAGCCTCATCGACTGCGGCGTGATAGCTTGCCGTAGCGCTGCCGGGTTTATAATCGCTCATGCTCATCATCTCGTGAGATGCCCGGGCGGCGGTTTCACTGATTTCATAGTATTTCATTTTTGCAACCTCCTAAGATTTTTTAACTTGATTTCAAGGGTTTGACCCTCATTTCCGCCGCCCTCCTGGGAGGGCGACAGAATCAAGATCAATCCATCTGGCAATAATCCATTGCATCATAACCGGCGGCTCTAAGCGCTGCTGTCATGGCCTCGGCGTTTCGGCTCCGGGCGTTTCCCTGGGCTCCGTCACAGTCAGGAGTAAAAACAAATCGCTTTTCGCTCCACAGTTTCCACTCAAAGCAACCAGAACCGGCCTCTTTTGCGGCTTGCTTTACTTTGGCACGATTCCAACGGGGAAGGGAAACAGCTGCGCTATCCCGGTTACACGCTCCGCCGTCCTCAGGATCGGCTTGCTGGGCTTGCCGTCCGGCCTCTAGGGCGGTGCGGAGGTCATCACGCAATTTTGCATACTTTCCGGTCAAGGGTGCTGGGGCTTCGTTGTCTGGCAGATAGCGCCGGCGAATATGAGCGCATTCACAGAGGGCGCTTTCTGCGGTGTAGGCGGTTCGGCTGGTGATTTCTCCGCCGTCTGGATACAACAGCATGATTTCGATGTGGCTGAGAAGATCAACCGCACTCAGAATAACAGGCTTGCCGTGATAGGTATATTCCTCGTGATAGATTTTTTCCATTTTGGGAACCTCCTAATATTAAATTCTTGGGTTTTACCCATGAGCGCCCGCCCCAGTTGGGGCGGCTGGACTTGCACCAGCGGCGGCGGGATGCCGTCGGCCTTGCGGGTTTTTCTGTTATGCAACGTGGAAATAATAAGCGCTCTTCTTGGCGCTCCACCGCCCGCCGGCGGCCTTGATCTCCTCGGCGTGGGGCTTGGTGTCGCCGGTGATCCAAATCACGGGGGAGGCGGTTTGTGCGCCCTTAATGGTGACTGTCACACCCTCCACGGCCTGGAACTTGCTTGCAATAGCCTGGGCGGCCTCCTGGGTGCTGGGCTTGCTCTTGGCGGCCTGGGTGGCCTCCTGGGCTTGCTCTTGCATCTGTGCAAGCTGGTTTTTCAGCTGTTCCACCTCTGCGGCCAGCTTGGCGTTTTCCTTCTCCAGGCTGTTCCGCTCCCGTTCCAGGGCTTCGGCGGTGGTTCGCATTTGCTCCAAATCTTTTTTGATGCGGTGGGTTCTCTCGTCTGCGGGTTCCTCAGCCTTAAAATAGGCTCTAGTGGCACGGGTAATCTCCTCACGGGGTCTAATGGGGAGAATCATTCCAACCGGGACACAACAGGCGGAGTATACAATGGCGGCCTGAGTGGTTCCGCCGGTCTTGATGTAATAGGACGTTTTCAGACAGTCCAGGAAATGGACGTTGTAGAGGGCGGCGAAGTCGCCGGAGAGGGAATAGAAGCACCGAGCAACAGCGGCCCTCTTTCCGCTTTGATGCAAATGAATGTCAGCAGGGGAAAGAGGCTCCAAAGCCTCCACAGCTTTCACCGTGTCAGCAAAGAGTTTAGGGAGGTCAAGACCGTTTCCCTTCTCTTGGTCTTTGCCCATGATCCATTGGCCAGGGTCACGGAGGACGGCGGGACGGGCGGCGGCTTCGTACTCTTCCCGGTTCAGACGGAAGATGTAATAGCCATTGCAAAGATAGATTTCATCCGCGGCGGCCTCTTCACAGATCAACCGTCCATTGGAAATACTGTTTTTCAGCTCTTTGGTGAGAGCGGGCGTGTAAGCGCCATAATTCTTTTTAGCCATTTTGTAAACCTCCAGCTTTAAATTATAGGATTTTAAATTTTGCACTTGCAACCCCTCCCGGAAGGGAGGACGCGCCCGGCCTAATGCCTTTTTAACGCCGCCGGGCCGGCGGTGGTGGTTTATGCTGCGCTGTGATCCTCCAGGGCGTGGACCTGAGAAAGATGGAAAAGATGAGATTTTGCCTTGTAAAAATGCGGATCGGCGGTTTCCGGTGCATCGTCGCTGGCTGTTTCTTCGGCTGCTCTGGTGTCTTTCTTGGGCTTGTCTGTATATTTCCAAAGCCAGCAAATCAACATTGCGTGTTCACCTTTCGCCACGCAGAAACCAAGGTTCTTCCACTCTGCGAAGGTGTGGAAATCTTCCGAGACCAGCTTGGCAAGCGTAGTATCAACGACTTTTTCCGAGTCGCTTGCCTTAACAACACTCTTGGAGCAGCGGCGGCCGATCTCTTCCGGGGTGTGGGTGGCGTTGGCCAGGGCGGCCAGCTCTTCCAGGGTGAATCTTGCTTTAACGGCCTCGAAAATAATTGCATTGTTCGTCATGATTTTAACCTCCATCGTTTTTATTTTGTTTTCGGTTTGGCGTTCACTTCCGCCGCCCTCCTGGGAGGGCGGCAGGGTCAGCGTCAAATATGAGCCATTTTGCAACCTTGTTTCGAGTGCTCCCAAACCTGGACAATATTTCCAGCCTTACGCAGACGATCAGCGAGTTCGCCGGCCTCTATGGCGCTGCCTCTCCATGTTGCCAGTACCGCACCACGCTTGACGTACACAACTTGATACCTCTTGTTTTCCATTGTTTTACCTCCTAAAATTTTTGATTGACTTTCTTTCGTGACTCTCTGCACGTTGCCGTGCTTGGCTTGTCTGGATAATAGCACGGCAACGTGCGATTTGTCAACCCCTGTTTTTCGCTTTCTACTTTTTCCACAAAAACACGTTGCCGTGTTTGTGCATTTTAGCACGTTGCCGTGTTTACGAGAATTTGGTATAATTAAGCCGATAGGGGGTGATTTTATGCCAGTTTCAGCAAACAAGCGGAAAACTAATGACGCTTACAATGCCAAATGTGACAGAATTGTTATTCAGCCGAAAAAAGAGACCGGGGAAGAAATCCGAGCAGCCGCGAAAGCGGCGGGGAAATCTCTGCAAGGCTATATCTTGGACGCTATCCGGATCCAAATGGCCGCCGATGCGGAGCAGGGAACTGGGGAAAAATAGCTTGCGTTTCCATGGTGTTTGTGCTAGGATAGTTATACAACCTGGTGACGGATTACACCGCCGCCTAGATTGGTTTAGCTAGATTTTATCTAGCCGGTCAGATGCTCTCTCAAATGCTGTCTGGCCACGGTTGGCCGCCGGGCAGCGGTTCCCCGCTGCCCTTTGGCTCTTGATCTTAGGCGTTGGCCTCAACGGCCTCCGCCATGGTGGCGTACTCTACGCCATCGGGGCCCATAACCCCGTAATCGGTGAGTGTGTACATTGCCTCACCTCCCTTCGGATCGCCGGACGTTGCAGCGTCCGGCGGTTCTTCTCCTCGGGAGCCTCCGCCTCCCGGTTGACTGCATGATATGCCGGCATTCTCGGCCTGTCAACCCCTCCAAAACCGTTCCCATATGTCCCCTTTAGGGGACTATGGGAATTTTTTTGCACAAATTTCGGCGGGTTGTTTTAGCGGATTTGACGGTTTGGGTCTTTGCGGGGGATTATAGGGGGTAATATATAACAAGCTTATAATCTTTGGGCGCGCATCCCAAGATAATTACCTGGTGTTATATATTCCCCCTAAATCCCCCAAACGGTAGGAGTTATGCACCCGCATCGATGCCCGGCTCTCGGCTGCCTGGATAGTGACAGCCGGAACGCCGGAAATGGCCTAAATACAGGACAAAAACGGACTAAACAACGGATGATTTAAGGATATAAGTGTACTAAATTTCACCCTGAAACCGATCTAAAAACGGCTTTTGGCAGTTCAATAATGAACTATATTAAACCTGTTTAAAGTATATAAATGAACTAAAGTGAGATATGGAAACAAACTGAAACCGAACCGAAACCGACTGAAACCGAAGGTACTGTGACCCCGCAAGGGCTGTTCCGGGTGCCGAGCGCCCGAGGGTTCTCTAGGTTATAATTCAAAAATTTTCAAAGCGGATTTTCCGTAATTTTTTTCATATGGGGGTGCCAAAAACAAAGTGTGCCGCCCAGTGCCGGTTTTTTAAAGTAAAATGGAGCCATTCGTAAGGGAAGTATGAACGGCTTAATCACCATTTTAACTTGACGGCAACTTGCTTACGTTTGCAAGGCGGCACAGCTTTTGGGCTGAAAACCTCCAATACTGCGAGAAAATTTAACCACATTCTATGTTTGTGGTTGAAGTTTAACTTGCTGGTAACTTTCACAAATCCTATGTGCGTATAGTTCAGAGGCGGAACGCCGGCCTTCCAAGCCGGTAGCGTGGGTTCAATTCCCACTACGCACTCCATATGCTGCTATACCCAAGCGGTTCAAGGGGACGGTTATTAAAAACCGTTAGCGTCAATAGAGAATGACGGCACAGGTTCGAATCCTGTTGGCAGCCCCATTCCCGCATAAGCGGGCGTTATTCCCCAAACTGCGGGTGTCCGTGAGGAGACAACGCTCATTGGGTCTCCTTGACTGCACCAGTTGCAGTCCACCCGCAGCAAGCGGAAATTATCGAGTGTCGATGCCCGAGGGGAACACTGCTCCGCAAGGTTCGGTTTCCTGGCAGTCCGGTGGCTGTCCTTCGACACAAGATCATTCCATCCAACTTCATTGTATTCCCCCAGTCAGATTCCGCCGGTAATCTACATAAGACCGGCAAAAAAGATAGGGCGCAGAAATGGCAAACGCTGTTTCCATAGGAGTCCCTATACCTCTAGTGCGCCATT